CGGCAAGCTGAAAGACTGGTCGTTCTCCCGCACCGGAGAAAGCGTGCTGACCATCACGACCAGAGAGAGCTGCAAGAAGCTGTGGGACGCGCTCGGCGATCAGGAGATTACATTCTCCATCAAAAGACGCGTCGTCCCCCGAAGTCTCAACGCGAACAACTACGCATGGTCGCTGATTGAGAAACTGGCCGTCGCGGTGAAGTCGGACAAGGACTCCGTTTACGAGGAAATGCTCCGGCGCTACGGCACCGGCGAGACATACACCGACGAGGCCGGAAACGAGTGCAAGGTGCTGTTCTCCCTGCGGGAGGGCGTCCCTCCCGCGCTGGTGGCGCGGCACTACGCCGAAACCGGCGTCGGTTATGTCGAGGGGAAGAAGTTCATTCATTACCGGGCGATCAAAGGCACCAGCGAATATTCCACGAAAGAAATGAGCGTCTTTCTGGACGGCATCATTTCCGAGTGCCAGGAGGTCGGCATCGAAACCGACACCCCCGAGCAGATCGCCAGATACAAGGAGGCATGGCATCCGTGAGGAAAGTCTATTGCGACTACTGCGGTCGAGAGACCGAGTATGTCGACAGCAAGGTCATCTACGGCAAGAGCTACGGCAAAATCTATCTCTGCCGGAACTGCATGGCGTATGTCGGTGTTCATAAGGGGACGGATAAGCCCCTTGGCCGCCTTGCCAATGCGGAACTGCGGAATTGGAAAAAGGCTGCACACGCCGTATTTGACCCTCTGTGGAAGTACGGCCGCTTTCGCGGCCACCGCAACGCGGCCTATGCGTGGCTGGCTCAGAAGATGGGCTTGCCCGTGGAGAAGACCCACATCGGAATGTTTGATGTCGGCCAGTGCCGCAAGGCCATCGAAATCATTGAGAAAGAAACGAAAGGAGACCGTTATGGAAGATACCAAAAAGACCCCCGCTGAGCTGGTCGCTGACCTGATGCTTGACCCCGGCTTTGTCCTCGTTCCGCAGGATCGCTACGAGGAGCTGATCCGCGCCGAAACTGAGCGTGATGTGCTGGAAGCGACCATCAAGGGTGAGAACAGCTACAATGTCGAAAGAGTTCTCGACGCCATTCAGCAGGCGCGCAGTGCGCTGTACCGCATGAAGATGTTGGTGCTGCGAAACGCTGACGAGCCGGAGGCTACGGCCGATGCTGAATAAGATCATCGTCATGGGTCGATTGACCCGCGACCCAGAGTTGCGGCGTACGCAGTCCGGTCTTTCTGTGACCAGCTTCTCCGTCGCCTGCGACCGCGATTTCAAAAGCCAGTCCGGGGAAAAGGAAACGGATTTCATCGACATCGTTGCCTGGCGAACTACCGCTGAATTCGTCTGCAAATATTTCAGCAAGGGACGCATGGCGGTCGTCGAGGGGCGACTGCAGATCCGCGACTGGCAGGACAACAACGGCAACAAGCGCCGATCCGCCGAAATTGTAGCCGACAATGTTTACTTTGGGGATTCCAAACGCGACGGTGACGGCGGCGGTTATCCGCAAGGTAGTTATGCTCCGCAGGGAGGCTACCCCCAGCGGGGACCGAGCTACGGTGCGCCGGGCGGCTCCTCCTATGGCGCGGCCTCCGGAGGCTATCCTGCGTCGGATTACGGCGGTGACTTTGCGGAAGTCAGTGAGGACGACGGCGAGCTTCCGTTCTGATATGGTCGCCCGGGAAACCGGGCGACAGCCCACCGAAGGAGGTGAACACTATGGCGAGCTATCGGAATATCAGCATGGACTTTTGGACGGACAGCAAGGTCGTCGATGACTTTACGCCCGAGGATCGGTACATCTATCTCTACTGCATGACCAATCCGCACACCAATCTCTGCGGCTGTTACGAGGTCAGCATCAAGCAAATTGCCAACGAGACAGGGTACAACAACGATTCCGTGGAACGCCTGCTGAAACGCCTGGATAGCGCGCACAATGTCATTCGGTACAGCGCGCAGAC